CCAGCAGAGCCTTGAGCTTCTCGACAGCCACGGGCGCGTCTCCTGTGTTCGGGAAGCGACGGTCTCTTGCCGTCGCCTACATCGAACCTAGAAACGCGAGGCGGGAACCACGCAGTTATGCGTTGGCGCCAGTAAAGAACTTCACGCGGCGAATCTCGCCCGCATGGATCACCTGCTTGTCGGTGCAACTGCACCGCGTGCATCGCAGATAGCGAGTCTGGTACTCACCGCTGCGGACGCTCGACGCAACCGTCAAGCGGCCCTCACGGCACTTCGGGCACGAATCGCCACTAGCGGCCATGCGTTTTCAGATACTCGCGGAGTGATGCCGCCTTGCCGCGAGCCTGCAAAACGCGGTCAATCTGGCGACGTTGAACATCAGCCGACGCGGAACGCCACGCATCGTAGGAACGCTGGGCAACCTTCACGTCCGTGTCCGGGTAGGCCGGGAACGTCGTTGGGGAAACGTCCAGCAAAGAATCGACGGCCAAAATTGTCCTGACACTGCGGCCATCCTCCTGGCTCCAAGTCTCGCCGCCGCTTGGGACGGTGAACGAGAATGACGAGCCCCGCACGATGCCAGCCTGGATGTTTGCAGCCAAGTCCCGCCCGTAGGACGTGTCGGGCACGGGGAACTCGTACCGCAGCCCTACCTCGTCCACGGTGAGCTTCAGCGTGCCCGGGTAGCGAGCCAGCGGATAGTTCGGGTCGTGATTCCAGAGCGCCCGCGTCTCCAGGGGGCGACGCCGCCCGCGACGCTCCACCACGATGCCGAACGCACCGGGGTCCAGCCTTTCCACAAAATCTCCCAAGTCCAAACTCAAAACGCCGAACTTGGCAGCGTAGCCCACAACCCATTCCCGCTCCGCACCGTCTTCGCTGCGGCTCTCGACCGTGAGCAGCGGCACCGCCGACTCTACCTCGTCAATCGCAAGAGAACGTCGCTCGATGTTGCCCATGATGCTCCTGCCCTCGTTGTCTGCGGCTTCAATCTGCCGCGTCAGTTTGTTCGCCCACGCCTGGCCGGGGTCGCCGCCCCAGAGCGCCCAGGCAATCCGCCCCGCACTCGGGAAGCCGTCTTGATCGGGGCTCCACCCTTCGCCTTGCTTGTCCACCTCGTGCCGGGCGAAGTAGCTCGCCATCCGCTTCGCCGTCTCGGGGCTGATGTTCGTGCCGTTCGACAGGTCTCTCGCTCGGGCAACGCCGACTGCCGTGCCGCCTCGGCCGTACTCGCCGCGCCATGCCAGCCCCTTTGCTGCCTCCTCTCGCACGCCCGCCGGGGGCGTGAAGTCGATGTGGTCATACCTAGCCATCGGTCTTCTTCCTGCGGCTCCGCTTCTTCGGCGCCGGTGCCGGTTCGTCCGTGATCGTCTGCGGGCTGTCATCGACCCACACGTCCACGTCGATGCCAGCCGCCTGGGCCGCGTCAGCCTTGAGCGTGTCGCCGCCCACAAGCAACACCTGAGAGAACGCATCGGCGTACTCGCCCAGCGTGTCGGTCACGACCTGGCGGTCTTCCTCGGGGCGGCGCGAAATCATCACGACCGTGTTTCCGTCCGACGCCGACTTGCGGGCGAACTCGCCCCACAATGCCGGGTCGGCCGCGAACGTGCGGTCGAAGTCGATGCTGATGGTCAAGGCACGAGCCTCGGGCAGCGAGCGGCCCAGCGGCGCCACTGGCGGGGCCGCCTCGGGCACGGCACTCGGTACCGGCGATTCAGGCACGCCAGCGAGGATGGCGTCGACCTGCGGCTGCGGAATGAACGGGAAGGCTGCCGCGACCGCTGCAGCGGCACCGCTCTTGGTCAAGACGCCTGTGCTGACAGCCTGCAGGATCGCGAGCAGCCCCGTGATTTGGGCACCGTTGAGCGACACGTCGGCGGCCTGCGGCTCAGCGTCCGCAGCCGGTTCCGGCGAGGGAGCCGTGGCATCGACCACCGGCTCTTCGACCACCGCCGCCGGGATCGGCTCGGGAACCGCAGCCGCCTTGTCGAGCGTGGTCATATTGAGTTGCACGAACCGCACGTCACCGCCATCAACCGGGTTCATGTTCTCCCATGATCGCAGTTCGTTGACGCTCACCACGCCCATGTTCCAGAGCGATTGGTAGAACGACGCACGGCCAGCGGCATCAGCCCTCAGCACGCCACGCGTGTCGAACTCCGCGAAGTATTCGTCATCGCCATCGAGCAAGTCGCGGGTGACCGCAGACTCAATGCGGCGCAGCCACGGCGACAGCCCATTCGTCAGAAAATCGAGCGACTGCTGTTCGATATTCGAGAACGACGAACGCGAGAGGTCGCCCACGAGATGCGGCGGCACGCCGTAGATGCGGCAGATTTCCTCAACTTGAAACCGCCGGGCTTCGAGGAACTGCGACTCCTGGTTGTTGCCGCCCAGTTCGTTGACCTTGAGCCCGCCTTGCAACACAGCGGCACGGTGCGCCCGCTGCGGCCCGCCACCGTGGACCCGCTCCCACTGATTCCGCGTGCTTTCAGCAGCCTCGGGCGACAGCACTTGATCGGTAGTCAGGATCACGCCCGGCCGGGCACCGTTGCCAAAGAACGTCGCCCCGTGGATTTCGCACGCCCGCGCCAGCCCGATGGCGTCGCGAGACAATTCGATCATCGACATCCCGTTCACGCCGTCATCGCTCATGCCACGCACGACGAGAATCGCATCCTGGGCGTAGGTCGTCGTGCCGCCAGAATCCTCGCGGTACTTGTAGCGAAGCCGCCCGTTCTCAATCCGCTCGGGCTTCATCCGCGACGGATGCAACGGCACGAGTTCGCTGAGTTGACCGCTGGTATAGACCTTCTCGCTATACGCTTCACTGTGCGACAGCAGGTGCAGCATGAGTTGCTCACGCCACTCAAAGCTCGTCTGCCACGAGTTCGGCTGCGAATGGAGAAGCCGATACAGCGGATGCTCGCGGGCAACCTCCTTGCCACCACCAGCCAGCCGCCGATACAGGTGCAGCGGCAGCCCGGCGACCGACGTAGACAGCACGCGGATGCACGCCAGCACCACGGTCGAACGCAACGCCGTCTCGGCGTCCACCTTCACCCCAGACGGATTGCGACCGCCGCCGCCGTAGCCGCCCGACTCGTAGTCGAAGTGCCGGGCGTCACTCTCGGGAAGCCACAGAATGCGGTTGTTTTGGGCGATCATAGGATGAGGATGGAGGGTTCGGCGGCAGGCTTGTTCGTGATCTTCGAAGACTCCAGGCCGCCTAACGCGAAGATGAGTGCAACGATGCCGTCGATGCGGCCCGTTGATTTCTTCTTCACCGGCCGCACGTCCTCAAAGGCGTTCATCTCCACGGTCACGTTCGCAGCCATCCAAGACAGCACGGGGTTGCCGCCATGACGGATCTTGGATTGCAGGACTAGCGACTCGAGCCGCTTCGTAGGCGAACTCATGCCGCGAAACCCTTGTGACCATCCTGCCACCTTCAGCCCCGCTCCTTGCAGTTCCACCGCCAACTGCACAGCCCCCGAGAGGTCCATGAAGACCTCCTGCACGTCGTGCGTCTTGGCGTATTCCAAGACGTATTCACGAATCTGGGAGTGGTCGATGATGCTCCCGCTGGTCGCCGTGATATGGCCCTGGTTGACCCAGTGCTGAAACGGCTGGCGGTCAGTTCGCTCCCGCTCCATGATGAGGTCGCGGGGAGCCCAGAACATCGCATCCACTTCGAACTCGTCACCCTCGCACGGGTAAAGAGCGACCATCGCGGACAAGTCGGTCGATTTCGATAAGTCCATCCCAAGGACACACTTCCGCCCGGCAAACGGCGTGCGAGGCCCAGACGAACACGCGGCCCACTTATCTGGGTCCAGCCAGCGATTCGTGCTTTCCGTCCACACTCCCAGCGAATACCGCAGCCAGCCGTTGAGCTTCGTCGCCTTGTTCTTCGCCTCGCGAGCGTCAGCCGCAAACGCTTCCTCGGTCATGGTGATCCCCATGCCGGGATTCACCCGCCGCCAGGTCGCCGGGTCGAAATAGTCCTCCGTCCCGTCAGCCTTCGCCCCGAAAATCTTGCCGTAGAAACGGGGATCGTAGTCCGGGTCGGCCATGGTCAGTTCGGCGTACTCATGCTGCTCCCAGCAAATCGTGTCACGCCGATCGCCCGCCGTTGAGATCGTCGCGAGGAGCGGCTCGCGCCTGGAGCGGCCCGAATAGCGGAGTGCCTCGAATAGCCGCCGGTCGGGCCACGCGTGCAGTTCGTCGCAGAAGACGAACGAGTAGGACGGGCCTTCCGCCGCCCCGGCATCTCGCGAGATCACTCGCAGGCTGGAGCCGGTTTGCTGGCACACGATCGTCTTCCGCGAATCGACCACTTCGAGCGAAGCCGCCAGTTCGGGCGACCGCTTCACCATCGCGGCGGTCTCGTCAAAGATGATCGCCGCTTGATTGCGATCCTTCGCTGCGATGCACCCGAGCTCGCCCTCACCCTCCATCAGCAAGTGCCAGATCGAGAGGCACGAGAGCAGCGTTGACTTGGCGTTTTTTTTCGGCACTTCGATGTAGGCGAGCCGATACCTCCGAAGCCCTTCCTCGGTTCGCCAGCCGTAGAGCGGCTCGATAACGTCTTGCTTGTGCCACTCCAAAAGCCGCATCGGCTCGCCGGCCTTCGCGGTCGGGGAGTCTTTGGTGTGGCAACACACCGACTCCAAGAACGCGATCACCAGATCTGCTGCGTCTTGTTCGTAGCGGTAGCCAGCGACCGCTTCAGCCAGACGCCTTGCGGGCATCGCGGAGGGCACGGAACTTGTCGATTGCGCTTTCCGCCTTGGCATCAGGCTCCACCTTCAGCGACGAGCGAGCGGCAGGCGACAGCCCAAAATCAGACTCCAGTTGCCGCAACTGCCCGGCGAGCTTGTGGGCAATCGAGACCTCTGGACGCTGGGCGATGTACTTCACTTCGCCGCCGTCGTTCAGAATCGGGTACGTGTCGCCCTCTTTCTTGAGTTTCGCACGGGTGGCAAGCCACCATTCGTAGGTGTCGCAGTACCGGGCCAGAGCCTCGACGTCGGCGCGAGTCATCACCCGTGTCGCCTGGAGCATCGGGAGCAACTCACGCCATCGGGCAGCGGCTACTTCGCCCAGGTGCGGCGGCATGGAAACGCCCTCAGCCGGCGGCAGCGGTTCGGCGGCGTTGAGCTTCTGCTTGCCGGGATTTCCTCGCAGGATTTTCAGCGGCGTCGGAATTGGCTTAGGACCGCGTCGCCCCATGGGCTTGACCTCAAGAGTGGATGCCGTTTTTTGCGGCTGAAAAGGCTGGAGGCGGCGGCAGCCCTACCCCTACGGTGTTACCTACGCCCACCCCTCCCTATCGCTACATCGGGTTTTCCTCAGACGTGCCCGGCAAGGCTTCCCCCGCCCTCCCATCGCGCACCCGCTGCCCACTTCGTGTGCAATCATTCCCCTGCCGTCTTCCGGTTGTGGCAGCCGTGACACAAACACTGCCCGCCATCCACGTCATACCGCGAGCGTCCATCCTGGCAGACCTCGGTTCCATGCACGACCGGGCTGCGATGGTCCGCGTGGGCTTGCCGCTTGTCGGCACAGACTCGCCCGCAGTCCTGGCACTGCCACGCGTCGCGGGTCAGCACCGCGAGCCGCCACGCCTTGTGCCGCTTGTCGCAGTAGCCGCGTGCTGCGGCGTTGGGCCGCTGCTCGGGGATCGACGCGGAGCGGAGACGCGGCGGGCGGTAGGTCGGGATGCGTGTTGGCATCACTTCACCTGCACAGTCCCCGCCACCCACCTCGGCGTATACGGGCACAGCGTGCATCGCCGTCCGCAGCAGCGGCCGTTGGCCAAGAGCACGGCGGCAGGGGTGGGGGGCGTCATGGGAGTGTTGGGTCGGGTGGCAGGAGGGCGACGGCATCGGCCCACGGGATCACCTCAACGCTCGCGAGGAGCGTGGCTTGGTCTGCCGCTGCCCACATGGCGTGGAGGAGCCCGCCGGGCATGACCTCGGTCAGGAGGTCGGCGCACAGCATGAGGCGCCCATCAGTCAGGACGCGGGGCATCGGCACGCAGTTTTGCGAGCCGTGGAGCCTGTGCAGTTCCGCGAGCCGACCAGCGATCGCGGGCGTGAATGCGAGTGCGTAGCCTTGGGCGAACTCGTAGGAGATTGGCAGCGTGAGGTCTGCGAGCGTCATGGCAGAGCCCCGCTAATGGCCGCCTGGAGCGATTCGACGCGAGCGTTCAGGGTGTCGAGGTCCAAGGCCGAACCGATTGAGATGAACGACAGTCGGTGCGAGTTGTAGAAGTTACCGTTCAATGAGAAGAAAAATATGTTGCCAGACGATGGCGCAACGCTCGCTTCTGTCCGCGATGACGCAGGCGATCCAGTGCGGTAGGACCACGCAGAAGATCCACTGCGCGCGACGCCCCAGCCTCCATTCGTCGCGCCTGCGCCGGATCCCGCGACGCTCTGAGTCGCGTTGTTTGCAGAGACGTAGACGAGATTGCTGCTTTGCATGGCCCAACTGATAAAACGATCTGTGCCAGAGAACCACGCCGACCCAAACACAGGCGAATTACTGCCGATGTAATTGTTGCCAGTCATGTACGCGAACACATGGCAGTCGTCTCGGCCGTCTGCGTTGTTGGCGCGATTGGAGTTTAATTGTTTGTTTGTTCCGTTGCCTCGGAGGCCGGGATTGGCTCCTCGTCGCGTGTAGTCGCCGCTGACAAAGTTGCTATTCGTTGGCGCGGCCCCAACCAGCGGAATAAGAGCGCCGGAAAGCGTCCTCGCGCCCATGAGGATGCAAGAGAACCTTATCGCTGACCAGATGCCATCCGACTTGCACCCGAAGACAAAATTCGTGATGGCGTCGCGCACGCCCTGCTCCAGCGCCTGCCCATCGGCATCTTCTACACGGCGCAGATACACGGCAGCGTCCGCGTCAAACGGCGTGCTACTGCCGGTCGGCAGACCATAGGGCATCGGGATTGGGCCGCCAGCCTGCGGGCGGATGCCGCCGTTCACAGGTCAGCCCCCAGCGCAGTCACGTCCATGCTCTCCGCGTTGTGGGTGCTGACGACCAGCGACCAAGACGCTGACGGCAACAGCAGGTTGTTGTAGAGCGTGCTGACGCGGGTTGCCTTCACGCTCGCTGAGACGGTTGCTGCGGCAATGCCGATTTCGTCAAAAAGCCGATAGGTCGTGCCGTCATAGAGAAACAGCCGCACCATTCCTGCGGTTGTGGTCACGCGGGCCTGTACCACGATCTCCGCAATTCTCGTCCCGGTGGCCGCTCCGGTGATGAGCGTGGCAATGGTGCCCGTCCCGTCGCGGTTCGTATTCGCGGTCGCGATGTTGACTGCCGCGACGCGCGGCGTGACGGCGAAGGCTGGATTGTCGGCCATGATTGCTCCTAGCGAAATGTGGACCAATTGAAGACGTTGACGGCGGCCCTCGCGCGGGCTGTCAGGCGGGCGTTTGAGAGCGTGCCGGTGGTCAGGTCAGACGCCGACGAACTGCCAGCCGTAGCCCAGGTGCCGTCGCCCCGCAGGAACGTCGTAGAGTCAGCCGTCCCGCTGCCGAGCCTTGCCGTGGCGACGGTGCCGGATGTGATGTCGGCTGCGGAGTGGGTGTGCGAGGCCAACACGAGCGAGCCGCCCGAGGTCGCCAGGCCCGTGCCGACCGAGATGCCGACCGTCTGACTCGCGTAGGTGATCGGAGCCGTAGCAGACACGACGCCGGTATCGCCCTTCGGCCCCTGCGGGCCTGTGGCACCGGCCGCGCCCGTGGCTCCGGTCGAACCAGCCACACCTTGCGGACCCTGCGGGCCTGTCGGCCCCGCTGGGCCTTGGTCGCCGGTATCGCCCTTCGGCCCCTGCGGGCCGGTTGGGCCAGTTGGGCCGGCCACCCCTTGCGGGCCTTGCGCCCCGGTTGCCCCAGTGGCGCCTGTGTCGCCCTTTATTCCCTGCGGCCCTTGCGGGCCGAATCCCCCGGAGACGGTCGCCTGGACCTCGAGCGGCTTGATCTCGACCTGGATGTCGCTCACCGGAGCACCTCGCACGTGCCCCCGAGGACGTCGCGGACGCCCGGGGCGATCCAGCGGATCCGGAGCCCGAGCGTCCCGATCGGGAGTGTGTTGCCGACCGAAGCCGTGATGACCAGGCTGACCTTCCCGGCGGCCGCGTCGAAGTTCGTCATCGCCGGCTCGGCCAGGATCGCCCCGTTCGTGAGCGAGTAGATCTCGGCCTCGAACTGGTAGCCGGTCGTCGCGATCGAGAAGTCGATGATCGCGGAATAGTCGTTCCCGCGCACGAAGGCGACGTGGAGCGGGCTGCGGGCTTGGAGGGCGGAGGCCATGCCGCGAGGGTAGCGGCGGCCACCGATTTGCCCTATGAGCCGCGGAGGTCTGCCATCTGCTGCCGCAGCTCGTCAGGGGACGG